CAGTATTACCAGTTGCTACTGTATAAGTTATCAGATCGTTGGCGGTATAAAAAGCTGTGGCAGAAGTTACGTTTGCGACCAAATAAGTTACGGTCGTATTACCAGTAGCTGTTCCACCGGTTGAGTTAGTGATAGCTATATTTGATACTGGAATAGTTCCAGATAAAGCAAAACCTACTCCAGTATTCGCGATTGTAAACGTGAGACTACCACCTGTTGAGTTTGTCGTAAAAGTGACAGTGGCATTGGTTGTTGCCGATTTAACTGTTATAATATCGTTATTGTTATACCCAAGAGCGGTTCCTCCAGACAAAGAAATATTGTCCAAACGAGTAAGATTAATAACGTTATTTGAACCACTGCCAGTTCCGGCTGTGACTGCCGTATTAGAGTTGAACGTCTGAGCAATAGGAGCGGAAATAGTAAGAGTTGGAGCTACAAAATAAGAGTTGCCTGCTGTAGTAATATTGATAGCTGAAATCTTACCACTGGCATTAGCCTGAGCGTTAGCAACAGCACCGGTTCCAGTTCCAGTTCCATTTGCTGTAATCGTCACTGTAGCATTTGCTGTATAACCGGAACCATTTGATGTAATAAAAGCAATATTACAAGCCCCGACATTACCCACAGATACAGTACCAGTTTTTACAGTGCCAGAATAAGAGGTATCTACAATAGGATACCCGGTCTGGAAAGATGTATTCGCTACGTATTTTGTTATTTGTATTACGGAAGTGTTTACAGCCAGAACCTTACCGGAAGCGCCAGTATCAGATTGTGTTACCGTTGTGTCAGTGTTGAAATAACCTTGTGCATATAGATATTGTATAACGTCATATGGCTGTTCAACATAGTATCCAGTTGTCACAGTTCCTGATACATTTGCTAGATCTAGTCTTGTGAATATTTGAAATGGCTGACTGACAGTAATCTGTTTCGAGGTACCACTAGACGAAAAGATCTCTCGAATCTGTCCAGCGCCGAATCCCGATTTTAAGTAGATAGAAGATTTTGTATAATAGTTATGAACATTAGAAGCTGTGTTGGCTAGCTGAATAGTTCCACTGTTTACCATACCTCCAATATATCCAGTTTCATAAACAAAATAACTGTTTCCACCATCGGTTATCTGAATAACATCGATCGAGCCTGGAGTTGTGTTACCTTGAACAGCAGCATTTGTGCTAACTGGAATGTAATTCGTGGTCGTAAACTTGGAGTTAGAATAGGAGTCAATACTATACATATACTTCCAAACGTAACCATCTCCGGTTTTGAAGGTTCCAGAAGCAGATGTTAGGGTTGGCTTGACATAAGAATTAGCACCATTGTTGTTGTCAATGCACTTATAAACTTCATACTTGTCGGTTACTACGTAGAACTTCTTGATATAAAGATCAGCATCATTCTGATCGTAAACGTCGTACTTGGTGTTGATAACCCAGTCGTAACGAGGAATAACATTGATTACATCATCATCTTTCAAAAGCTTACCGTATAGAATATCATCATATAAAGATTGTTCCACCTGCGCGACAGAGTTATTTGTACCTAATACTGAATAATCATCGTTGCCACCAGTGCTATTAGCCCATGGCTGCGGTCTAGACGCAAACATGTAATAACCGTTTCTGTTATTACGAATGTCAGTGATGAAACTGTTTGCTTGATTGATATAATGATTGATTGTAAGTGTTGCCATCAGTTCGCCCAGCTACCTTTTATACTATTTATGATTGTGACAGCGAGAAAAATTCTGCTTCTGATTGTTCTGATGTTAGCTCGTTCTTCAATCTAAAACGTCCAAACAGAGCAATACCAGATGGATGAATCAAATCCTCCACGATGTTCTTATACATGCTCAGCATTCTATTTACCAGAATCTCATAAGAATAATTCTGATAATAATAGCTGTCCTGAATATTCATAATGTCGCTTACGAATCCTTTGTTGTTTTTCCAGTAACCAGTCCCTTCACCGTCCGTATCGATAACGGCTACTCCTGTCACGACAACATTTTTATTGGTCGACGTAGTTAGGAAGACTGTATCGCCAGGAGAGAAACCGAAGCCAGAGTCAACAACTTCAACAGCTGTAGCTATTCCCTGAGCGCTGGCAACAAACGAAGTAACTAATGCATTATGACCCTTGATACCACCAAAACCATCGAGATAACCTTGTCCGGCAACTGCTGGTTCTATTATGTCGATATAAGGATTTGCCGAGTAACCAGTTCCAGGATTGATCTGAGATAGGTAAGCAATTGTTCCAACTTCAATTTGAAGAAACGACAAAGTGTCACCGATAACTGAGTTTAAAGTTGCTGTTGGATTTTTAGGAAACGTCCAAGTAGAACTTAGATTTGCATACAAGTAACTTGATGTATTGGTACTTATGTAATCTGTATTGATATACATGATTTCTTTGTTTACAAGACCACCGATCTTGAATGTGGCGCCAGTTCCACCACCACCAATAACACTCGAGACTGTCGCAGAAGCGCCATTACTGTTCGTTACTGAATCTCCAACATAAAAATTCAAGTTTGAACTAAAATCAACCATCTGAACGAATGAAGTGTTAGAGAACGTAACAACACCATTTGCATTAGTGTTCGAACTTATTAACTTTTCGCCAGCAGTAAATATCCCGATAGTATTGTTAACAATAAGATCTAAAGAAGTAGCCACTGTAACTACAGCATTAACACTGTAACCGCTTCCGCCATTGATCAGGCTAAACTGAACCTTACCGTTCTCATCTCGAACTCCAGCGATTCTTGCTTTGCCGTTTACTCCCGAACCGGATATATCTACAATATCACCAGGATTGAAACCAGAGCCTCCATTTTCAATGGCAACTGCAGTCAATGAACCAAGAATAACAGGAGCATTTCCTAAAGTTATTTCAGGAACTGAATGAGAAAGAATCCTCTCGCCGTACTTGAATCTACCATCAATTGATGACAGGTAAAGCACATGCATGAAACGATTGTTGACGATTTTCTGATTTACTGATTCAACAACAGCTGTTGCACCAGAAGCGCGACCATTTGCGTTTCGACTACTACTGTAAATCTGCTTGCCAATTAGTTTTTCAAGATAAAGACTATCAGACACTTCAATGTATCTAGGAACAACCCATTCGCCATCAGATGGTTTCAAAATAAAATCACCAGGAATGTATAGCTCAATTGCTTCATCGAAAAGCATTCTGAAAAGCAACTCGTATGCGCGCGGAGTACCTTTTGACCTATAAAGATCAAGAATATGCTTGACGAGTAGTCGTTTATCCGCTATAATAGACTCTGGAAGTGAATGAAGATAAGTGTTCTTGAAGTACTTGATGAATTTTTCTTCGGTTGTATCGATGTCATTGTAGTCAAGTAGTGATCTGGCATGATATAAAGCATCACCAGGCGACTCCAGCCACTCGTAATATGCCTTTACGAAGGCAATGAAGTTCGGTCCCTCTTCCTTATAGAAAGCAGGAAACTGCTGAGGAATGAAAGGTGATACAAACTTATCAATGGACATTAGATCGCTACTACCTCAATCGATACGTTTTCCAGGTCAATTTGCATCAAGTCATTATTTCTGGTCATGATGTCTTGATTGTTCGGTGTGACAAAAAACTGAATTGATGAAGAATCAACTAATCCCTCAATCGTGATTTTGCTTAGAACAACTTTTCCATTTGTATAATCAATATTACCACCTTTAGCATATGTTTCATAACCTGGGTTTGTTACATCCTTTAAGTAAACAATATTGGTTGAATTCGTAACGTTTATCTGACCATTGTTAAGCTGTGAAACGACAAGCGTATTGTTATTAGGATCTATATCAGTGTACTGATAATTCTTTCCATTACTTTTAAATACAGTGGAAACAAAAGTTCCGGGATAGATTTCATTTTGAAAGTTGATATCGATGTAAGTGTCCGTGTTGAATTGTGGAGTTACATCCTTTCTCAACACGATGTATGTTTCATTACTGCTGATGCTAGGATCTGAATCATTGATTGTAGTTTCAAGACGTGAAAGCTTGAAATCAATATCAAAATCAACTAGGTATCCTGTATTGAAATTTTTGATAGTTTGATTGACGGCTGATTCAATACCTGCTGGAGTTTTGATTGTTGCAGCGCTGTCGTATTTAACTATAGTTGTGACCAACAGATACAGGTAGCCTGGATCAATGACTTTTGGTTTGATACCTAAAGTGCACTTGTTCTGCAAATAAACCTCAATGTTTTGTTTATCTAGATCAGAGAGAGGCGCACCAGATTTAGTTACTGGCGATATGAACACAATACCAAAATTTACAGCATTGGAATATTTAGCAACTGTTTTAAGCACAGAAGATTCACCACCAAACACATTTACTGCTCTGACATCAGTGTTATTTTTTAGAACCAGATTTTTGAAGTCTTGCGTTGTTATGGCTCTGTCCTGAGTCTGATAATGTCTTGGTGCATTGTATCTAATAGAGTCCAGCGTCTCGGCGTTTGCTCCACCAGAGCTAGCTGCCAATACAGTAATGGTTGGACTTAGGAAACTACCCAATCCGTTGATTGTTCCTATATTGTCATCTAACGTGAAGTTCGTGGAACCGTCAGCAAAAGATCCCATGCATGTTCTGTATGTTGTATAAATCAGAGCATTGTTCAGAGGCTTGCGACCGAAAACCCCATCCCCAAAAACAACCTCATAGCGTGTATCTTCTGTAGCCTGCAGAAAGTAAATCGCAGAGTTAGAAGTGAGACCGTAAAGGTTTTCGGCTACGTTGAAATATGTATTGGTCTGACCATTGTTTTCTGAAACAAGAACAACTATCGAATCGGTGTCGATATTGTCATTGGTCATAACGAAACGCTGAGCCTCGATAGAGTTATCTACCACGAATGCATCAGAGATATAAACACCTTCGTAGATGTTTAGATTGGCAGTGAAGTAACCACCTGAAGGATAGATTACATGCGGCTGATCTGTTGTGTAAGTGAACGTACCATTACCTGACTTTCCGGTAAACTTAGTACCTGCTGGAATAGCCAGAGAAGAAAGACCAGTTTGAGGAAACTTTACATTGATCTGTGCTTCAGATGACTTGGCTGATCTTGGAACGTAGTTTAGTTCTTTGGCTCTAGAGATAATGCTGTTACGAAGCTGAGCCGAATCAAGAAACATTTCTGATACAGCCATATTCATGTAGAACGCATTCAGGTGTGTATTGTATGTTAGGATGTCAAGCAACACAGACATATTCGAACCATCGAAGTCGT